GGTCTCGCTTTTCCCCAGGGGGAGGCTTAGGAATCCCAGTAACTCTTTCATATAGATTCTCTACATTGTCATTAAGCCGTTTTACTTCCTTGTCTTTAGCTGTAAGGGGTTTCCCTGTAGTAACAGCCTTCTTAGCTTTCGTGCGTAGCTTTGACTTTTTCACTTTTTCAGCCATTAGAGTGCCCTTCGAGGCCTAGGTCTATGGCCAAGCTTGAAATTCTTTTGTCCTTTAATACGCCCACGAATCCTACTCTCAGCTCTGTTTTGCATTAAGAGTTTAGTAGGAGACATGCTATCTAGGAATTCTTTCGCACGTGTCCTGTCACCCATGAATGATGGGCTTTTAAGAATTGCAAAAGCTCGCCCTACACTAGCCATTACTTCCCTTTAAACTGCTGGAGCTGCTGGGGGTGCGCCCCCTTGGCCTCCTCCACCTCCCGGTGGTTGCCCCTGCATCATCGCCATCTGCATCTTAGCAGCCTCCATTCTCTGAACGGCCTGCTTGTAGACCTCAATTAGTTGCAGCATCACCATCTGCTGCTCATCTGATAGGTCTTGGAATGCGTCCGACTTCATCTCGTCGGTTAGAATCTCCATCATGACATAAGGATCATCCTCAGGGAATGGAATGAGCCGGTCGAATTGTCCTGTCCTAATCCACGAAAGCATTCTCTTAGCCCGTTCAACATCTGGTCCCTGTGGTGCCAGACTCTTCTTGAAGCCGAGCTCCTCAACGAGTGCCTGCCGTAACTGTAGAGGCAAGGTCATGAGACCTGGAGCATACTGCATAACCTCAAGTGCCTTAGCTTCTCGGGCTTCCTTACTGGTAAGGGCCATCGAAGCAGTGTCAATGCGGAGCACAACGTTGTCGGAAATGTCTGTTCCCTTGAACGCATTAATCGTTAGTCTCGAATGTCGTTCCCTAGCTAGGATTCTAAGTCGCTCAGCATAGATTGGATCATCATCTACGTGCTTCATTACCTCTTGTAGCTGAGAGATTCCCTCTTCCTGAAGGGACTCATCCCATGATTGGAGAATGGCTGAACGAGAGGCTAGAGCCTGCCGTCTTAGAATCTCAATCATCGCCGCAGAAGAGACGCCAGTAGGGCGCTGTCCTCTTAGGATCTCTTCAGTTCCCGCAATGGACTCCATCTCCGCAAGCTGGGTCTCACGCTCACGCATGGCCCCTTCAGGGAAGGGAGGCGGGAAGATTGGCTCTGGCCTCTGGTTATTTGTTCGGCGTGGGTCCCACTGCCAAATCAGGCCTGGCCGACCAGACCAAATGTCATCAACTGGGTGGGCACCCATCGGAACGCTCCAAGCTGAAATCGGAACGGTCCTTCGCCACATAATCATGGCTGTGTCAATCGCATTTACTCGCTTGAGCTTGGGGAGGAGCTTAGATATTAGAGAGCGTCCGTAGATACTCCCTACAATAGGCTCCCACCTGAATCTAACATAAGGATGCCACCTGTCGGGCCAGCGGTCATCATAAGCTCTAGCCCCTATCTCTTTAGGAGAATCATAGATGACCTGATTCCCCGCAATTAAGATAGTCCGACCCTTAGGCCACCTTGGATTTGGCTTCCTATCAAGGACACGAACTACGGTATGGTTATCCCAGGACTCAGGAGTTCCTACATAAAGAGAAGGACCGGGACCTTCAACTAGATCCGAAAGCCTCTCCCACCACCATAACGGGAGATTCTGAATACTGTAGGTTCCTACTTCCTCTAGGCGATCAAGATACCATCCCTTTTCTTTTGTCAGATTTTTCTGTACCTCAACATTTCCGTACTTATCTTGTATCATCTCAATGGAGGTGTAGGTCTCCTTCATGATCCAGCCCATTCTCTCGCCATTCCATGTGTGGGCTGTAGGAAGATGCATGTTGAATGCAGAGACAACGTTACTTTCGATATCTCCGTAGACTATCTTTTTCTCATACTCGGGTCGGCCCTCCGCATCGAACTTTGTAACTTCTCTACCATCTAGAGGAAGATTAATTGCACGACCACCACCTTCAGGTGTAGCCTGTGCTCCTTCGGTCATCGTAGCTGGAACCGCCATGAGCCTAGGCTTAGTTGGGTCCCAGATGGTCTCACTCCAGCAAACACCAGTGCAGAGAAGCAACCTAGCAATCTCTCGCTTCTTCTCAGGCTGTTTTAGCTTCTCCCATAGATACTCAAGAGTGAGCTCTGCAATCTCAGCAGCAGCCTGATCTTCGGATCGGTCACTCTTTGAAATCGCTCTGGGCCTGGGCTTGTTCTCAGTTAGGAGGGCAATGTTAGTTTCGACGTATCGGCCCAGGAGATCGTTGACAGGCCTTGGAATATTCTGAAGAGCTTCTTTGATAACTGAGAGGTTGCCGTCTGAGTCCTTGGACAGCCGGGAGACAAGGATATCATCAATGTAATGTCTACCCGTCAGGAAAAGGATATTCTCAATCCACTGGACGGCTCGTACCCACTGCCTAGCCTGACGGTTTGCTTCGATGTAATAGGCGTAGTTGTTGATAGCAGCGGCAATCTGAGGATCGCCTGCTTCAAAAGAGTCAAGCAGATGGAGGTTGCCGTATTTCCAACGGTTGTCCTTAGGATCGACCCTAGGGACGTTAGGAGCATTATAGGCTAGCTTAGTTGTCTTAGGAGGCCTGCCTCGTCTTTTAGCCATTTATACTCCCTTTAGGATGTCCTACCTAAATTATAACTTAGCTTTCAGTATTTCCATGGACAGATTTAGGCTCAATGGTTTTGGCAGCTCCAACCATTTGGAGGGTTTCAATCATCTCTTCTGCGCTATTGAAGATTGGCCCTTCCAGGGAGTCTAGATATTTATCTTGCCACTGCTTGCGCTGGCGAGACTCCTTGCTAAATGTCTCATCCATGTCAGGATAATTGGCGTCGTACTGATCTTCCTTCACCTGCTTGTAAGCAACCGGGTGCTGTACGGCCAGATAAGCGTCTTGTAGCCTATCTACCTGGGTGCGAAGGTGTAAAACTTCCTCTTGTTTCTGGCCCAGAAGTCCTTCCTTAATGGCTACTTGGACTTCTAATGCAGAGGCCTTCTCCGTTAGAGAGGTCAGCCGAGCTCCTAGCTCATCAAGGCTAGCCTGTTGCTCCTCAATTCGAGCCCGTAGCTCAGCCTTTTTTCTACCAAAAAGAGCCATTAGTCCTCATCCCGCTCCCAAGGCTGGGGCTCGTACCCGGTGATGATCTCATCATCAGGTCCGAATCCTTCCCGGTGTTCGGGTCTCGGTCCTCGGCCAGATCGTGCGTCTGCTAGTGAGTTAGTAAATTGCTCACCTAGGCCTTTTGCAGTGCTTCCCTTTTTGAGAGCCGCAACTAGACCTTTCTTCATCTGGTCTTCAAGGGCGTCTGCCTTAACCTTATCCTTAGCACGCTCTCGCCTAAATTCCTCAATAACCGCTTCTGATCTTGGATCAATTCTTTGTTCTGCCATGATGACTCCTTACAAAACAATACTATTAAGATTATAACCTATTTTGGTTATATTGCCCATTTGTTAATTAGATATTGACGTATGTCTGACTTCTCCTGAGCAGACAGTATACGCGCATAAGCCATGAATTCACCGATATTCCCTATATGGCCAAGGCCACCCGACACGGCATCCTGCCCTAGATTTGTCACGGCGCTGTCCACATCCGTTCCTTGGGGAACGTCTTCTCGTCCTATGACGGTTCCAGTACCAACAGAATTGGGTCCGTTCAAAACATCTTCGGAAGAAAGAACTGTTAGAACAGTGGTGGAGGCAGCGGCGATCTCAAAGGTGATGTTATTGCTAGAGGTGATTCTGTTGTCCGTACTAGTTTCGTCAGCCAAATCATCTTCTGTTCCGGTGTCCATGGTAAGAGTATCCGCAGCCACCGCGAAGAGGGTCCTGTCTTGTGCAGCATCTCCACGAGCATGATTATTCTGACCAGTACTAAATCCGGTAGCTTCAATACCCATACCAACCTCGAATCCATCATCAATAAAGCTGCCACCGTCTGAGCGTGTGTATCTATCCCGACCTCCTACTCCTCCTCCCTCATGTGCCGTGATATCAATAGTGCCCGTATCACCTTCAGGTAAGTCCGTGAAGTCGATCTTCATTCCCACTACACCGAGCCCCAAGTTAGGCCAGTTGGTCTCGCTTCCGCTAGCCACGAATCGGTCGTTTGCATCTCCCTGTGGGTCCAGGCCAAGAGCAGGACCGCGTGCCGGTATAAGGGCTACCCCGTCTATCTCCATACGCATAATGTCATTCTCGAACTGGCATATGATTACTTTGTAGGCCGTGTCTAATGCAACCCTATTCGTACCACCGTTTAATCTATTAGCCAGGTCAGCTCCAGTTTGTAGTTCTATAGCATTGACGGAGCCATGTCGGCTCTTCAATCGGAACTTCTCAGACTCAAACATAACATCATCCGCAGCACCCGCAGCAGTCTTATTGGCTAGTATGATCCAGGTCATAGGACCTACGCCAAGTAGGTTTGAGTCTCGGTCTAAGCCGTCCTCGGCGAAACTTAGAACTCTTAGTCCATTCTGGGTAT